TGTTAGAAATTCTGGATATTTACGTCTACGAAAATTGGTTAGAAGGCGAATTATTAGAGGGACCCCGTGTTGATCGACATTGGGTAACTTGTAAATTCATGTGGCCGAAAGAAAACATGCCCAATCCCCGGGCTGCTAAACGACTGCTTGAACACGACTGTAGAGTAAAATTTGAAGAAAGTTTTATTCTACAACCTCGCAAAATTGAAAGTCCTGACGATTTTCGTCCTGGCACTAAGAAAGGCAAGTTAGATCGTCATGCTATTTGGGTAGTGACTATCTCCATGCCTAAAAAATTAGTGTTTGACATGTTTGAAGGTTACATGGATAAATTACGCAACGAACGTTTTGGTCGCAACAGCAGAGTAGATTCTAGTCAAGGACAAGATGTTGCTGCTCCAGCAGTTGCACCGGCTGCTGGAGCACCGGCAGTCACTGGAACTCCACCAGTACCAGGAGCAGCAGTATGAACCTTAATGAAGAGTTAAGACCTGCCGATTTGAGATACCTTGTTGACAATGTATTTGAAATTGATTCATACAGCAGTAAAATGGGCAATGATCAAGATGTTTCTGTAATTTCTTTCAATGTAAAAAGTAAAGATGCTGCCGAGGATCTAGAAAGTTTTATTGAAAAAGGTTATAAATTTGTGTTAGACGCAGATGTTAGCCCGGGCGAAGTCAAAGAAGGCAAGTACAAAGTATTTGTTGAAATGGAACGTGATAAAAATCTAAGTTCGCGCATTGTGGAAATATTAGATGGTGTAAAGAAATTAGTGGACACTGAAGATTTTAGATTTAGATACTATAGAAGTTTTAGATCAAATCTCGCTGACCTCGAGTCGTTGACTGATGCTGTGCCAACTACACCCAATCAGTATGAAAACAAAATCAATGAAGTTCAGATGGAAAATGTGGATAACTTTTTTAACAAAAGTTATTTAGAAAGCATTGATCTCGATCATGACCAATTGACGCTAGAAAAACCATTCAACGGATCGTTGAATTTGATAGTATCTGATTTTGGTCGCAAACAAAGAATTTACGAATCTGTTCAAGGAGCATTCCAAATGAACTCTAGTGATATTTCTGAAATATTATATCTTACAAAATTCATCGGCCCGTATAACATTAACAAAATTGACAATAAATTTATTATAGAAAATAATGGATATGCATTGGTAGCGGAGTTGAGAAGATGAATCAAATTTACTGGATGCTGGATCTAATACCGGACGCTGTGTTAAGTGGGCTCTATTGGGCCATAATCATTGCTGGTATTACAGGAGTACTTGCCGGTTGGTTAGGCAAGTGGATTCCATTTTACGGAAATTATGTTAAAGTACTGCAACCACTTGGCATTGTGTTACTAGTTTTAGGTGTATGGCTGCGTGGCGGCTATGACACAGAAATGGCCTGGCGTGAGCGAGTGTCTAAACTTGAAGCAGCAGTTAAGATAGCAGAAGAAAAATCACAGCAAACAAATACAGTGATCCAAGAAAAAATAGTTGAGAAAACTAAAATTATCAAGGAAAAAGGCAAGACACAGATTGAATACATTGATCGTGTGATTAAAGAAAAAGAAGAAGTAAAAATATTCATTGAGAAATGTCCAATCCCGCAAGATATCATTATTGAACATAACAAAGCGGTAGATATGAATAACGCCGCAGAAAGGCCAAAGAAATGAGAATTTTAATTCTTAGTTTAACACTGTTGTTAACAAGTTGTGCCACTTCTATTCCTGTTAAGCCTAAGTTTCCCGAAGTACCGCAAATATTAAAAGAACGTTGCGAAAATCTTAAAAAGATTGAAGGCAATCAAGTGGCTATAACAGAGATGTTAAAAGTAGTAATTCATAACTATACTCTGTATCACGAGTGTTCTACAAAAGTAGACGGTTGGCAAGAGTGGTATGAATCACAAAAGAAAATATACGAAAGCATCAAATGAAAATTGTATTAATTATTGCAGCAATGTTGTTAGCAGGCTGCGCCACTAATCCAGATGTTCAAAAATCAATATCTAAAGATCAAACTATGGATAGGATGGCAAAGGCTGCATTGATAAATGAAATGCTAGTCAGCCCCGATGCTCATGTAAGAGCCAAAGGTGCAGCCATAGCAGAAAAATTTTTAATAGAACCAAAGAAAAATATATTCGGATTTTAAAAGGAGCAAATAATGTCATTGGTTGATTCAGTATTAAAGTTAGTAACAAAAACACCAAAAGATCCGGACGCACCTAAGCCTCCAGTAGGATCACGATCAGAGCGTGAAGCAAAACTAAAAGACAAAGCAGGTATGGTTATTAGCATCTTTGCATTGTTGTTGGCAGTGAATGCATGGTACGGCGGCAAGTTATCTAGTACAGTATTAAACAATACACTGGGTGCTAACAATACATGGGCACAATATCAAGCCAAAGCAGGACGTGGCGTTACATACGAAATTGCCGCCAAGACAACTACTGATCCAAAACTAAAAGAAGAATTCCAGGCAGAGAAAGAGCGCATGGATGCTGACAAGAAAGAGATTGCTGTTAAAGCAAGAGAAATGGAGGCAGTGCGTGAAGAGGCTAAAAAATCCAGTCCTTGGATTGGTTATGCAAGCACAGCCTATCAGTTGGCTATTGTTGTGTTATCAGCAAGTATTTTAGCAGTTAGCGTGGCCATGTTCTGGGGCAGTTTTGTTGTTGCAGGCTTTGGTATCCTACTAAGTCTAAACGGCCTATACCTTTGGTTCTAAAAATGAAAACACAATTATTATTAGAGTTTGCCAACATAGCGCAAACTACCTACGACAATCCTAAAACATCCACTGCCAAGTTCAAAGCCTTGGGATATAAGATTATTCAATTCTTTGACATTGATGGGGCTCAGGCATATCTATTGACCAACGGTACTATCACTGTGCTTTCATTTAGAGGTACTGAAGTAACTGAAAAGTCAGATGTGTTGGCAGACTTAAAAGCTGGCAAGAATATCGAAGCCTGTGGCGGCAAGGTGCATGTTGGCTTTAAAGGTGAAATCAATAAACTATGGCCCACTATCTCAGCAGCACTAGAAGCCAATCCAGGCAACCTATACGTAACTGGACACAGTCTTGGTGCAGCCATGGCCACAATCGCTGCCAGTCGTATGCAGGATCGTGTAACAGCATTGGTAACATTTGGATCACCTAGAGTTGGCAATGCAGAGTTTGTTAAGAGTTTGACTGTTGAACATTACAGAGTGCAGAACAACTGTGACGATGTGACCAAAGTTCCTTTTAGACTCATGGGATTTGATCATCACGGCACACACAAGTATATGAACTTCCATGGAGAGTTTAGAGACCTAACTCCTTGGCAACGTGTGAAAGATATGATTCGCAGTAGACTAAAGGCCAGGGCAAAAGGGCAAAAGTACATTGGTGTGTTTGATCACATGATGGCCAACTATATTGCCAAATTAGAGAAGTTAGGAATGTAAAAATTAAATAGGAGCGGAAAATGAGTGAAGAAGTTAAAAGCGCAAGCGAAGTAAAAAAAGAAGATTGGATGAACAGCAAATGGCGTCCAATGATGGGATGGATGTATATGCTGGTCTGCACCATGGACATGGTTATATTTCCCATCTTATGGAGTCTGTTACAGACCTTTACTCATTCTCCAATCACACAATGGAATCCACTAACACTGCAAGGTGCTGGTCTATTCCATATTGCAATGGGTGCAGTTTTAGGTATTGCGGCATTTGGTCGCACACAAGAAAAACTTGGAGGAGCCAATAATGGCGGAATACAAGCACCAACAACAGGATTTGCGGGCGGGTCTTCAACATTTGGCCAACCGACAACAGGAGGCTTCGGCACATCCAGTCCAGGTTTTGGGGCAGTCCCTCTGGCATCAACAGGCTTTGGCGGAGGCGGGTTTGGAAGCGCACCTTCAACACCAAGTTGGGGCACAACACCGATAACACCAACACCAGGCATGCCAAGTGCTAACAGACGTCCATCTGGACCTGCACAGCCGTTCGACAGCGATTTTATGCCGCCAAGAGATTGACCTTTACTATCTAAGACTGTATAATTAGTAGTATGAACTACTATGAAACATTAGGTGTAAAAGAAAACGCAGATCAGGATGATATAAAAAAGGCCTACAAAAAATTGGCCATGAAACATCATCCTGATCGTGGCGGCGACGAAAAAACTTTTCAATCAATAAGCCAAGCATACGACACCCTTGGCGACGCTGCCAAACGACAACAATACGACAATGAACAATTGCATCGGCCACATATTCATGTACGCACAGGTGGGTTTGGTGGATTTGAAGATATATTTGGCCAAGCATTTAGTTTTGGACAACAGGGTGGTCCATGGGATCCATTTTCTCAAGGTATGAGAAAAAATAGAGATTTAAACATTAATTGCAAGGTATCATTCAAGGACAGTTTTTTAGGAAAACAACTCGAAGCAACCTACACATTGCCGTCGGGTAAAAAACAAACAGTGGCAATTAACGTGCCTCCGGGCATCAGTCATGGACAAACTATCAAGTATCAAGGATTAGGTGACGATGCACATCCAAATCTGCAACGTGGAGATTTAAACGTCACCGTGATAGTTGAATCAGACCCGTTGTATCAACGAGTAGGCGACAACATAATTTTTATGTTGCAAATCTCTGTGTTTGAAGCAATGATTGGATGTAATAAAAAAATTCAATCATTAGATGGAACCAAGTTAGATTTAAAGATACGAGCAGGTACACAACATGGCGCCGAGTTTGTATGCAAGGGTCGTGGGTTTAATAATTCAACCAACGGAAGAACTGGAGACCTTTTAGTCAAGGTAACTGTCAGTATACCCGAAATAACCGACATTATTTTAGTTGATCGAATACTGAAATTACAAAATGAATTTAATAATCACAATAAATCAACTGGTTGATTGTTGATAAAAAGTCTGTTATAATAAAATAAATCTTGTATTAAAAGGAAAAATGAAATGGTAGAACCAAGTAGCGAACTGCAAATGGTGTTTGATAAAGCTATAGATGTTGCTAAAAAATTAAATCATGAGTATATCACATTAGAACATTTATGTTTTGCCATGTTATGCGAAGAATCATTTAGTAAATGCGTTTCTGGATTTGGTGCAGATACTGACTATATACGTAAAAATCTCGAACATTATCTCAAAAACAAATTAAGTGAAATTGTCATTGCAGATGGTGTAACTAAACCTAAAAAAACTCAGGCCGTTGAACGTGCTCTCAATCGTGCATTTACACAGGTCCTGTTTAATGGCCGTCAAAAAATTGAATGTACTGATGTATTTCTTGCCATTATGAGTGAGAAAAAATCTTTTGCATTCTATTACATACAACAGGCTAACATTGACAAAGATAAATTTGCTGACTATCTACACAACGAATTAGACAGCACCGATGACGAAACAGAGAATCAGTCATCTAAAGCACTTAAGGCGTTTACAACTAATCTTAATGAATCAGTAACCAAAGGCAAAGTTGACCCTGTTATTGGACGAGTAGAAGAACTTGAAAATATTGCCCTAGCGTTGGGGCGTCGTAGTAAAAATAATGTTATCTTAGTGGGCGATCCAGGTGTTGGTAAAACTGCGATTGCAGAAGGACTAGCGTTTAATATTGTCAACGGTGCTGTTCCAGAATTTCTTAAAAATTACACTGTGTACAACCTAGACATATCTGCCATGCTAGCCGGTAGCAAATACCGTGGTGACTTTGAAGAACGATTTAAACTGGTGTTGGCAGCACTACAGAAAAAAGGCAAGACTGTTTTATTCATTGATGAAGCACACATGATCAGTGGTGCTGGATCTGCCAGCAACAGTGCTAACGATCTTGCCAACATGATGAAGCCTGCACTGAGCAAAGGCAATATCAAAGTAGTAGCATCAACTACCTGGGAAGAATATCGCAAGCACTTTGAAAAGGATCGCGCACTGATGCGTCGATTCCAGCGCATCACTGTTGATGAGCCAACACAAGAAATGTCTGTACAGATTCTCAAAGGTATTAAGAAGTACTACGAAGATTTCCACAAAGTTAAAATCAAAGACGATGCTATTCAGGCAGCAATCAAACTCAGTGTGAAATATCAAACAGATAAAAAATTACCAGACAAGGCAATTGATTTGATTGATTGTGCATGTTCACGATTTAATATTAAATTGGCTGGCGATCGAGTCATCGGAGAAGAAGAAATTCAATTTGAACTTAGTAAAATGATTCAACTGCCTGCTGAAGTAATTATGGAATCAGAATCCAGTAATCTTAGTAATTTAATGAGCAACTTGCAGAGTGAGGTGTATGGGCAAGATTCTGCTATCGAGACTGTGGTTGATAAAATTCTTGTGGCCCGTGCAGGTCTTAAATCAGAAAACAAACCTGTTGGATCTTTTGTATTCATGGGCCCAACAGGTTGTGGCAAGACTGAAACTGCTAAATCGTTGAGTAAACATCTTGGTGTTAAGTTATTGCGATTTGACATGAGTGAATATCAAGAAAAACACAGTGTAAGTAAACTGATTGGATCACCTCCCGGTTATGTGGGATTCGAAGAAAACGCAGGATTGCTAATCACGCAGATTCAAGAAAATCCCAATGCTGTGTTGTTGTTTGACGAAGTTGAAAAATCACATCCTGATGTGTCAACTATCTTGTTGCAGATGATGGACAATGGATTTATCACTGGATCAAATGGTAAAAAAGCAGACTGTCGTAATATTGTGTTGATCTTAACTACCAATGCCGGCGCACAGGCCAGCGAGAAAAATCACATAGGATTTGGTCAACAAGAAAAAGATTACAGCGATGCTGATATCAAGAAGTTTTTTGCACCAGAATTTCGCAATCGACTAGACGGTATCATTACGTTTGCCAAACTCAGCAAAGAAACAATGATTAAAATTGTTGGTAAGTTTATGGTTGAACTTAGAGATCAAGTACATGAAAAAGGTATTAAAATTAAACTGCGTGATGACGCTGTGGATTGGTTGGTCAAACAAGGATTCGATAGTAAAATGGGGGCAAGGCCATTACAACGAGTCATTGACAAGGAAATTAAACGTCCGTTGGCCAAAATGATGTTGTTTGGAGATCTTAAGAACGGTGGCATCATCACTATTGGTATTGTTGACAATCAATTGGTCATAATTCCAAAAGTTAAAATTGCTAAATTAGAGTATCATGAGCAATCTTCAACAGATCAAAGTTAAACATAGTCAAAAACTATTTAATGGCGTATATAGATATAAAACTGTGATAATTTGTCCGGCGGCGGCATGGTTTAGAGGAAACAACATTGACCATGCTGACCAAATGTTAGGAAAATATGCTTCGGACAATCTTCTCAAATATCAATGTCTTAATATCAAAAATCCAACAGACTATTTTTATTCTGTTGAGGTATTGAATTTATTAAAAAGTTTTAGCGATTATGAATTGAGAATCGAACAACCTCTACTGAGTTTTTATACCAATCACTTAGATTCCGCAGTGGCTATGGCTAATTTAGATGTGGGCCGAACAAAATACATGTGCGGGCCTCCCGACAATGTCGTAATCAATACAGGTGAAATAATATTAAAACGAGTTCCCTATGCTTACAGAGTTACTCTAGGCAAAACTAAACAAAACTACAGTAGTTTTGTAGATTGGAGTGCAAAGATAAACAAGATTAGAATGACTAAAACTTGTAAAAAAAATCTGTGTAAGGATCGTAGTTGGGGTGGATTTTACTTTTATGTCAAAGACGATGCTACTATGTCCATGGTTAAGATGTTCGTTAATAGCGATATACTGAGAATTGATAAAATTATAAACCTAACTAAATAATTACTATGCCAGTATTAAGCAGCACATTAGTTTCAAGCAACAGTCACCCATCTGATAGTTCAGTGGTAACAATTACCAGTGAAAAATTTAAAGGTGACGGTTATTACGGTCGCAGTGACGGTCTACACACAGTTCAACTAAAATTTACTGGATTTATAGGAACGTTTAAGATGCAGGGTGCATTGGCAATTGATCCTGTAACTACTGACTGGTTCGACATAGACAACACTGATCTAGAGTATTTGACCAATACCAATGTATCTGTGCTACAGAACTTCACAGGCAATTTTGTATGGCTACGCTGTGTTATTACATACACTGACGGTACTGTGAATTTTGTTTTACTAAACCACTAACCTAATCTCAGATACTCGATAAATAATGCATAGTCGTCTTTTCGATGGTGTAAATTTATGAAAATATTTGAAATTTTTAGTCCCAGTTCTGAAGAAGCATTTTCTCCTAGTTATGATCTAGCAGACGATCTGCAATACTTTATGAACAATGATCCTGAATTCTACAGGAAAAATTATTATCCTTTTGTCATGAAGGTAAAAGAAGCCAAAGCCAATAAGACTAAATTTACGGCCAAGGCGTTTGAAGCAATGGTAAATCATGCTTACAAAGTATATAAAGAAACGTTTACCGAAGAAAAAAACTTACCGGGTGAATTAGACGAAGAATTAGTAAAAGAAATCTGTGAAAATCTTCACAGACAAGAATTAAAAAATATCGAAGAAGGCCATTACGATGATGTTAACTGAAGGCGGAAACATATGGCCAGAAAGCACAGCGTTTGATCAGGCTATCGCTGAAGATTTAGAAAAACAATTAGAAAAGTATCTACAAGGTACTGGTCTTAATATCTACAGGATAGGCAGCGGCGCAACCCCAACACCTGGAAAAATGAGCGGCGATTTGGATGTCATGGTTGATTTAGATATTGCCGCTGAATTTTTTAAAGTAGAAGATTCAAAACAGATTCGTATTGAATTAGAAAAATATCTACAGGAAAAAGGTTTAGAAACTAGACGTATTGCTGTAACTGTGCATGTAAAGCTACCGTTTGGTGATGAGTATCATCAAGTAGACATAAAGGTAGTTAAAAACGCGGCTAGAGTTTATAAATTTCATATACATAATATACCCAAAGGCAGTCCATACAAGGGTGTTAATAAACAAATGATGATGAACACGCTGGCCAGCAGTCAAGGACTGTTGTGGAGTCCGGACGAAGGACTTTACAAACGTGATGCTGCTGGAAAGAAGAGTGACTTTTTAAGTGATGAGTTAGATGACATTGCACGTTATTTGTTAGGTAATAATGCAACTGCTGCTGATTTAGGAAGTGTAGAAAGTATCATGGCTGCAATTCCCGATGATGCTAAACGCAATGAAATATTTGCCAAGGCCAGAGCCAGTTCCAGTTGGCAGGCTGCTACTCCTGATGTTGGCACCAACGAATGGTTTGTGCGTATGAGGAATAAATTGGTATGAGATTTCGTGAATTTGTTCTCAAAGAATCTGCTGCGCCAACTGTTGGGCGTAAGTATCAACACGTCGAAGATTTAATTTTTACAGGTATACCATCTAAAGGAATATCTGCAGGTTCCGAAGGTGGTCGTGCTGCTGTGAGAATTATACAAGGCATGGCTAGCACTGGCGGTGCCAACGAAATTAAATGGGATGGCAGTCCTGTAGTATATTGGGGACGCGACGAAGATGGCACATTTAGACTTATACCTAAAAATGCTTGGGAATATTTAAAGCGCGGTAAAACACAGGCCGGAGAAGGTGTAACTACACTGATGTCTAGCCCCAACGATATTAAAAACTTTATTTTAGGAACAGGTAAAACTGAACCAGGTAAAGAGAAACAAAGACAGGCCTATGCCAATCAACTTGCCAATCTATGGCCTTACTTTGAAAAAGTCAGTCCCGAAACAGGATTCTTAGAAGGCGGCCTATTATTTTATCCTGGCAGAAAACCCAACGGTGAACCTGCGCAAGCAATACTAAATCCTAAAACCGGAGAGTATGAATTTTCTCCTAATATCTCCGGGTTTCATATCGGCAAAAACAGTGATCTAGGTAAACGTATCAAAGGTGCCAAGTTAATGGTTGCTGCCACAGGATATTATCAATCTATTAGTGGCGACGAAGGAAGGTATCCTGATGCGGAAGGGTTGTCAACTCCGGACGTTATAGTTCAAGGTACCACCTATGTAGAGCAAGCACCGGGCATTGATAACGACTTGTTAAACGATGCCAACGCTTTCATTGATGAAAACGAGCAGGCTATTAACAGTTTCCTACAACGTAAGCGACCAGGCCCTAGCGGCGAAGAAGAAGTTGTTAACTTGTTTGGTGATATATTGTATAAATTCTATAACGAAAATCTGCGAGTAGCCGGAGTTAAAGAAAAGTTTAAAGCATGGGCTGAGAATGCCATGGATGCTAAAAAGATTCCTAGATCAAGAACAACAGAAATTTTAAATAATCCAGGCTTGGATGCTGTGTTAACTGCTGTGGAAAAACTAAGTGCAGCCAAGATGGACATGCACAGACGAGCCAGTGCTGGCACACACAGCGGCATCAGACAAACCAAACCTGAAGGGTATGTATATATAGATCCCGTAACTGGTCAACACGTTAAAGCTATTGATCAAGCCACATGGGCACCAAGGAAAGATTAATATGTTATTACGTCAACTGTTTGAAGCAATAGATAGAACCGGCGAGGGCAACACCGCAGTAGTAGGATGGGGCCGTGGTATGGGACACAAAGGACATATGATGCTGGCCAGCAGTGTAATCACACACGCAGAACAGTTAGGCGGAGATCCTTACTTTGTTGTCAGCAAAACTTATGGTCCAGATGATCCTCTACAACCTGAAGAAAAATTAGCAATCTATCGTAAAGTGTTTCCAGAGAAAGGTCACATCTTTCAAACAGCCACAGATGAATTACCAGACTTGACTCGCGTATTAACTAACTTAAACGGCCAGGGCTACAAAAATGCTGTAGTAGTTGTTGGTGCAGATCAAAAGGCGGCATTTCAATACTTAAATGCCTACAATGGTAAACCTAATAAGAAAGGCGAAATTCCCTTTAACTTTGATAGTTTAAATGTTATTAGTCGTCAAGAAACTGACGATCCTAGCAGAGGCGAAGAAGGACCACGTGCTACTCCTATGCGAGCAGTGTTAACTGATCCCGGCAAGAGTGATGAAGAACAATTTGCAGTGTGGCGTGATGCAATGAGTCCAGAACTCAGCGACGAAGAAGTCATGGACCTAATGCAAAAGGCCAAACAACGTATGGGTCAAATGGCTGCAGAAAAACCTGTTAAAAAAGCCAAAAAGGCTGTGGCTGAGATTTCATTAGGTGAAGGTCCATCGTTACCTAGCACATTAAAAAGTATTGCTACCAATGGCGAACCTATAACACAATTATACGGCAAACTAAAAGCCATGGCCAAGCGTTGGGTAGAAAACAACGGTTCGTTAAAAGGCTTCCATCGTAATGCTGCTGGACAAAGTGCTCAATGGTTTCAAAACTTCTACTTTGATAAACTACAAGCCGACTTATATGCACTGTCTAAACAAGCACCAAGATATGCTGCGCCATTGATCAACTATTTAAAAGATGCTAGCGAAGATCGTGAAAGTCGTATTGCATTTACAGAAATCAGCAGATCATTGCCTCCTATATTATTCAAGATGGGCAAACAGATGGGTGATCAAAGCCTAACACAGTTTGCCTACAGTTGGAACTCTCGTAGAGAAGAATACGAATCTTATCTTGCCAATTTAGAAGCAGAAGACGATACGGACGACGAGTATGATGAACCTGAAATTAAACCTGAGAAAAGCAAAGTTCCCGGGCAACAAAATGCACAAGTTGAACAGATCGTCAATGACATACTTGCTAAACTTCCTAAAAATGTAGCAGGCGATATTCGCAATGCCATTGCCCGTGCTCCTAACAAACTACAGGCACTACAGCAAGAATTATCTAAACGTAAGATTCAAGGTGTGGCGGAATAACATGGATGAATTAGATTACATTAAGAAGTTGGCTGGCATTAATGAATTTAAAGGATTTCAACCGGTAAATATAGAGAACATGAGTCATACGGCTGCTGCAATTAAACAGAAAGAAAAGGATCTAGGGCTAAAGCCCGGAGACAAAGATTGGTTTAAGTTGTGGTTTACATTACCATATATGACTGGCAGTGTTAACAGCCATTTTAGAGGACGCAAGAAGTGAAACTACGAGAATTGTTTGAAGTTAAAGCAGGTGTGATTGGTAAACGATATCAACAGGCTACTCGTGGTCTTAACACATTCGGTGACGGTGAAAGAAGTAGCGGTGACTATACACAATACAGACTAAGTCTAGCATTGGCCTGTTCCGATGGTGTTAATCCTCCAGACATTGATCCCAAGACATGGCATGGCAAAAGAAAAACAGCACATCCTTACACAGAAGAAGAACAGGCCATGTTAAATCAAAGTTACAAGGTGATTGGTGCCAGTCACAAAGATCTTAACAAAGGCGACATGCGTAGTCAAGAACTGGACACTACTAACGTTGTTAGCCCCGTGGCTAAACCTAAGAGGAATAAATACGGCATATGAAAATACGCGAAGTGATTAACGAAGGATGGACTCAGAAATACAAAAAAAGTATTAACTGTAGTCATCCTAAAGGCTTTAGTCAAAAGGCTCATTGTGCAGGTAAAAAGAAACACAATGAATCCGTTGAGATGGAAATGGTCTGCGAAGATTGCGGCATGTGCGAAACACATGGAGACCATTCGCATGATAATTTAGATGAAGCCTGCTGGAAGGGTTATCACAAAGACGGTATGAAGACCATGTTTGGCAAACGCTATCCCAACTGTGTCAAGAATAAAAAAGAAAGCCTAGAAACTTATATACGCAACGGTGAATGTCCAGGTTGCGGCGGAGCAATGGTCGCAGAGGCACAGTTAAACGAAAAACAGGATGCCTGTTATCACAAAGTAAAATCAAGATACAAAGTGTGGCCCAGTGCTTATGCATCAGGCGCACTGGTACAATGTCGCAAAAAAGGTGCTGCCAACTGGGGCAATTCCAATGAAAGTATTACACAAGAAGAATATGATGCACTGGACGAAAATTTAAAAAAGT